CCACTATTATGCGCCTATCCACCTGGTGCACGCCCACTATTATGCGCCTATCCACCTGGTGCACGCCCACTATTATGCGCCTATCCACCTGGTGCATAGTTAAATCATTTAACATCTGGTCCCTGTCACATTTGCGTCATATCGGCAATATATGGACACCATGCAGAATCACAATGCTTTTGCGCCAATATTGGCAGGATGACAATGGCAGTGTCACATTTGTCACAGTGCTGCTAGGGCGCAGTGTGTGAATGTCCAATGATTCCCATGGTGCGTGCTATCACAATGGCTGGCATATGTCGTGCATTCAGTATCTACCACCATACAGACAGAAAGGACAGACACACCATGACACGCATTATCGACCAACTTGGTAACATCATATCCCTGGCCCTTGACGCAACCACTGCGATGCAGTACATCAAGACCCATCGGTTGACTGTTGTCCACGTGCGTCGTGAATCTGGTGTGTCCATCGTCACCGTTCGTTAGCCATTCACTGTGGCGCATTGATTGCGCCGTTGCCGTCCAGCTAGGGTTACCGTGCCGCTATACGCCAGACACGACTAGCTATACATCACTCCAGTGTCCTCACTCAAGGACAGAGCCCATGAGGGATAGTGCGGTAGGAAGGTTGAGAAGCCTATCGCACGGTGACCAGAACAATATAACACTGGCGTCACCGTGAACACACAGTGCATTAAGGCCATCCCATGGTGGGAAACATCGTGGGATGGACTGAACGCATTGACCACTATGAAAGGAGTCAATTATGACCCAACGCGAGTTTCTCACGGCATACGGCTACATGATCGGGCTTATCTTAAAAGGAGTTGAATTCGCCGTTGCCCACGAGCAGACCGTATGCCATTTTGACCTATCGGACGTCTACAGCCGCAAATTGATTGCCAGGTACGACCTGGACCAAACCAACCCAAAGGAGGACTAACCCATGAGCTACATCTACAGCAACTGGATTCGTGAGGAGGAACCCTATGCCCTGCCTGACATTGAGGTATGGGAAGAGGATGACGGTTGGTACTGGCAACCCTGCACCCCTGGTTGTCTACCTGAAGGTGATCCATCGGGGCCATTCCCGTCACGGCGGGTAGCCATCGAGGACATGGTATCCATCTACGGAGACGATACCACACCCATTGAACAAGAATAGGCTGACACCCTGGCTACCGTGCCTTTACACCCATAACCAACAAGGAGTAACACACCATGACCACACTACATATCACCCATGGCCTCAACTACAACAGCCCCACTGACGAAACGATTGACGTAACCTTAATCACCCTGTATGGTGAGCCCTTCGCGACTGGGCGCCCTCTGGATGGCCCCCAAGATGTGGGGTATGAGCAAGAGTGGGCTCACCCCTGCACCTTGCGCGATGGTCGGGGAGGCTACGCAATGTTTCTATTCGATGACTCTGACCTCACCTATAAAGGAGAGCCCATAGAGCTGGAGTATTACCCATGGGACATTGACCACGTGCACCGTATCAAGCTGGTCGAACGGGCAAAGCTTGGGTGATAATCAACCCCACACCTTAGGTTGGTAGCTCAACCCATAAGGGCGAAACTCCCCCTTCACGGGGGAGTCCACGGGTAAGGCCCGTGCTGATGAGCCCCACACAAGAAAGGAGTCTCTATGCTGACTACTGAAGAGCGAGTATGTTTGCGACAGAAGGCTATCGCCCGGCAAAAGAAGACACACGAACCATATGAGCTGGCCCTCTTGCGAGAGAGCATTAACCAAGGATACGCATATCCATCCTGGACCATTGATGACCTCAGAGAGTACTTCAGCTCTCCCGAGGATGCACCCCTACTCACCCCCGACGACACTGTCCTCGACACCTATCACTATGGGTTGCACCGTATCCCATCGGGCACGGAGCAATTTGAAAACACCGTGGTTATCCTCTCATCCTTTGAAATGCGCAAGCGCGGGTGGATACGGATCAACGGTATCACGAAAGAATGGGACATCCCCCACAATGAAGGCCAGGAAATTGACATTAACGCCTTGTTTGCTGCAGAAAAGGAGTAACACACCGTGACCACAGCAGACCACATGCTTTACAACGCAGTGTTTGTTCAATCCGAACTTGACACAGAGAAGGAAATGGCTGCCCTGCTTCGCGATGTCGAGGTTGCGGGCGCAAATGCCAGACACTATGGATTCACGTATGACGATGAGTGCGTGAAATTTGTGGTGCGACATCGCGAGACCATTTTTACCGCGCTGGAAGAACTGGGAGAGGAGACGGGTGAGTATCCTGAGGACATTGTCATGGGATTTAAGCAGCCTACCGGCTACACTCCAAAGGAAGTGAAACAAGTGCTCTATTGCACGGCGAATAGGGAGCATGAAGGGCACGTACTTGTCGCTGTTGCCCTCGCATGGTTCAGTTTGGAGCACGTTGCGTGGGTAGTCGGCAACGAAGCCATCACCCGATCGACAGGAGGATATGATGCCTAGGGTAGAAATCAAGGACATAGACGGCAACGCCATGACTACAAAGGCATACAAGTCGTGGAAGGCAGCACTGGGAAGCCGTACAAATTGGGAACGGGCAATGTTGGTAAACACTACACTAGATAACCTTGATTTGTCCGGCTACAACTTTGACGGGGCCAACCTATGTGGCACCACCTTTCGCCAAGTAAATTTGCGAGGGGCAACGTTTCGCAAGGCGAATTTACGGGAGACCGCCTTTGAACAAACCACCATGGCTGGCGCACGGTTTGATCGTGCAATGATGGACAGGGCGGTACTGTACCAGTGTGGGATACATAGTGCGGTATTTGATCACTGTATGCTTACCAGGGCGACACTAGAAGATCTTTCAACAGATGGACGTACATCGTGGGTAGGTACATATTTTAGTTACACTATATTGCGTGATATTGTCTTAGGGCGGACGCCCCTTACTGGGTGTGACTTTTGCGAGGCCGATATGGAAGGCGCCATCTTGGTAGGTCCCCATGTTATAGATGCTGGTCAAGATGTCCGGGGGTATAGGTTCTTCGCGACACAAAACGAAGACGGGGTTGTGGTTGTCCACGTTGGGTGTCAGCAGTTTGTCGGCGTGCAAGAGGCTCGCAGCTACAACTATGAACACGAGTATGCCCCGATCTATAAAGAGTGTCTCGCAAAAGTGACGATGATCGCGGCAGGGGCCAAAGCGCGAGGATGGAAGTTGGAGCCCAAACAAACCAAACAGCCAAGGAAACGGACCAGAGCAGACGCCCATGTATGGTCGTAACAATGGAGAGATGCACTTGCACGTGCCCACCTGATTGCCACTATAGCCCAAGTCCGTGACTGGAAACTCAACCCCTAACTCACAAGGAGCATACACCATGATCTTCAAATGTTGCCAACAAGATGATTGTCTCGTGGTCGAATTTGATGGACCAGTGCGTGAAGTACATGAAGCCATGGCCCGACTCATAAAGAAGCCTACCATCCTGGTCAAAGAGCGGTCACACACCTCGGGCACTCCCACCCTGTACGTCAAGCTGACCATCGACCGCAATTAAATCATTTAACACACAGTGTGTAGGGTGATCGGAGTATATACCCACGATGAAAGTATGTATGTCACAATTGTGACGTGTTACAATTGTGACATGTCACAAATGTACCACTTGGCAAATGCGCCACGATAAGGAGTGAGCCAAGGGGTAGGTATGGGTTGGAGTGAGATCGTGGCTTCTACACCCCTTTGAATAAGAATTTGGGGCATTGTATATGCCCTGTAACCATAGGAGATAGGTCATATGTCTATTGCAGCGAGCGTAAAGAAGGCTGAAGGTTTTATTGGGACAGCCACTGTTCTATTATTAGATCCACGTCATATCGAGTTTGATCCACACAACCCACGCAAAAAAGTGGGCAACACCCCTGATGACACCGTGTTGAAAGAGCATATTCGCCACGGGGGTCATGTCCCACCGCTCTTGGTGCGTAAAGGGGAGAATGGCTTTGTCGTGGTAGGGGGTAATCGTCGGTTGTACGCATACAAAGCGCTCATCAGTGAGGGGGTGGAATTCGCGTCGGTCAAGTGTGAGTTGGTCAAAGAAGAAGATCCTAGCAAGCTGCTCGTGATGGCGCTGACCGACAACGAGGGTAAGCCACTGACCACGATGGAAATTGCCGACACCTACGCCGTGTTGCATGAGCAAGGTATGAGGGCAAAGGACATTGCAACAGCGGTCAATAAGACCAACGCGCACGTGTCGCAAATGCTACGCATAGCGAAGGCCACCCCTCCACAGAAGAAGCGTGTCCTCTCTGGTGAGATCACACCAAGTGAGTTGTATAAGATCTTAGTAGCCGAAGACAAAGCGCACGGCGAAGAGCCCACCCCTGTTGCGCCGAAAGATGAGAAGAATGAAGAGGGTCATACTTCTGAGCAACCCATGGTCACAGAAGACGGTGCAACCACCAACCCAGAAGAGCCGGTCTCCGACGCAGTCACAACGGCAATAGACAACGTGGTTAAAGCCAAAGAGACCCGGAAAGCCGCAACCAAAGCGGTAACCAAGGCTGCAAAAGAGGTGGAAGATGAGACCAATGTGAAGCTGGACGCAGATGACAAGCAAATTGTCAAACTGCTTGAGCGCTATAGTGCCGATGGGTTACTTGCAAAGGCGTCACGTGCGGCTACCGTATGCGCCAAGTTGTATCCGAACCAGAAAAAGAAATGGCTCAAGATGTCGGAACTCCTTGATGAGTGCACTGAGTTCTTCTCAAAGTGAAATCACAAGTGAAACCACACACTTGCTGGTTGGCAGGTTGGATGTTACCAGCTCTCTCTATGTAGGGGGTAGGGGGTTGAACACAGTGAGTGTGACGGGATGAATGAGCACGGTGAGCCCGCTATGTAATTGGTCACTTTCTCGGAAGCCATTAAAGGCTTCCGATCTTAAAACAAGTGAACACTTTCAATTGAGTTATTAACAAATGAGAAGTGAAGGTGATCACTTTCATAGTGGACAATGCGCCGATGGTGGGTGAGTTAAGTGATTTAACAAAGAGACCCCACTTCGGCTCACCCTCACTTCCCACTTTATCTTTTTATCTTTGAACATAATGAACACCGTACGTCGTACACGTGACAACGGAGTATAGACGTACGGACACCTTTCACGTTGACCAATCAGGAGGTACACAAATGATCGACACACAAATCCAAGTGCAATCTATACGTGATATTGTCGAACCCGCGGGTGAGGCATCCATTCCTTCGCATGAATGGCGTAGCAAGAAAGACGTAGTGCTGCATGAGTTAACGCTATTGGGGAAGGGCGAACAAATACGGCTTGCGCTGTTTACCCAGTACCTGAAAACCAAGTATGGTGGGACCACTGAGAGTTGGGCTAATGTGTGTTATAAAATATTTGCCCATGGCAAGGGAGGCCACTTCGGTATAGACTACCGCAAAAATGATGAAGGGGTATCGTTGGCGCGAACAGGAGGTGAATGGTGAGCACCCATACACGGTCGAAAGAGCAACGTGTACACGCATTGCTTAAAAGCAAAGAGGCCAAAGACAAACGTGCGTATGAGTTGATTCATGGTCCTACTCAATATGATGCTATTCCAAAGCATGAAGCATTTAACACGGTGGGGTGGTACTATGATCAAGATGAGCAGCGCCATTTCACCACACTCTTGGGCACGGAAAGGTGGATGGATATTCAAGAGCGTATGGAGAGGAGTATCCAGTGCGGGGCATACACGATGGCAGACACATCGGGTAATGAGCCGTTACGTTCAAATATGGAACAGCAATTGCAACGTATGGAGTTGTTCAACCTTGGCTCTGAATTCAAGACACATTTGTTCTTTGAACTGAGCCATGCTAACTACGCCGTGTACGTTGCGTTGCTCCAAAAGATGGAACAAGACAAGATAGAGAATGACATCACAGAGATAGCGCAACGTGAGCGTGAGATGATGTCGCAAGGTGAGCCTGATTTACGGGCATTTGTGACCAAGGTAGGAGAGCCGACAATCGGGTTGCCACCGCGAACGAGGAAACCACAATGGTCACGGACACGATAGCCAGCGTGGTCAACTTGGCTCGAACAGAGCGGGATAGGTTCAGCGTGTACGTGGCCCCGTTGTCCTCACAAACCAGGATGAGTGAGGCAATGGAGATTATCACACGAGTGTGTTTGTATGCGCACGTTGTCCCACCCGCTCTCAAATTGTATTGCACCCGACGTTCGTACTACAGCAACTCACAAGGGGGGGTCATTGGGCTCACCCACGATGCCTGGAACACGCTCCTGTTTCCGAGCAATCTCTACCACGAGATAGCGCACCACATTGCCTATACGCTGTACTCTACAATGACGCATGACAGTACGTTCTATGTGACGCTCCTCACTGCATTGGAGAAAGAAAAGATGCTGGAAGAGTATAGGTGGGGATGTGAGTACAAGAGGGGTGTCATCGTAGGACGAAAGCTCAAGATGATTCCTCCGGACTTTGACCCTGACCAATTCCCAACTATTGGGCACTACAACCGACACAAAGGAATTGCACTATGAAAACAACATCATTTGTTCCAGATGAGATTCAATACCCTGCCCAGCAATCGCGTGTTCTCACGGCAATGGATTTCCCTAGCGGGTACTGGGGCCATAGTGAGCGTTCCGCGTTGGCCTCGTATCTTTACGGACATAACACCACGATGGAGAAGACGCGCCACACACCCAACTTGTACCCGACAGAGCGGGGCATTTGTTTCATACTCACTGGGGTGAGTGGTGCACGTGCATACACAGAACGCCTTATCCCACAGATGGCAGACGGCACGCGATTCTACAACCCAAAGGGCGTGAACATGGGTGATTTCTGTTGGGTTGCGCGACACGCAAGTAACCCCATACAGTGGGTGATTACAGAGGGACCAATGGACGCAGCGCGGGCGTATCAGTGTGGGTACAGTGCAATCAGCATCTTGGGTGCCAACTTCACAGAGGCACGTGCTGATTTAATCAAGCGCATTCTCAGCGAGCAAGTTGGGATGCAAGCTGTGTACATCCCCGATAGTGATGGACCGGGATGTCGTGCACTGCAGCGGTTGACCAATCACCGTGTGTTCGTGCCCATTATGTTCTTGCCCATGCCGGTCAAGGATTTAAGTGATTTAACTGACCGACAAGCAAAGGACTTTCTGTCCTGGTCTATGCGCAGCACGTCTCCGTGTACGTACCAGGCCCAAGGTGTAGATCTATGACTTATAACAGTTTCTGGCGTATTCTTGACACACCCAACCCCTCCCCTGGGCTGGAAAGGGCGCAACACCACGCCCGCAACCTCATTGACTTTGTCGAGTGGTTCACGACACTAGACCCAACCGAGGGGATACACGTTCTCGCCGATGAGCTGGGGATGGATGTGAACCAACTGAAAGAGCACTTCTCAAAAGCAGTGCGGCAAGAAGTCGCACGGATAGACCCTGCCTATGAATGATTACATAGACTACTTACTGCTACTCTTGAGAGGGGACCTCCCCCCTTCACTCTTTAGTGATAAGCAATTTGTTCGCCTTTCTCCTATTGTTCAGGCTGTCTTATTGCTCAAGGAGAAGGGCGAAGAACCCCCATATGATGTCGAACGAGTACGCACGATAGCCTGTAAGAAGTTTACCGCGAACAGTGGGCACGAGAAACTACTTGACCAGGTGAGCGAGGCGACACCTGACAGGGTAGTGTTGGAGGTGGTGCAACAGCGACTCATTATGGAAAAGCTGGTGCAAGAAGCAACGGCGCAACTTGCGTCAGGCGCATACAATCCATTGCGGCTAGAACAATACCTGTCTTCGGCGCAAAGCACGGTTGCTCCCTACGTGCATAGTGTCCAGAAACCCAATGAGGCAGTAGGCATGGTGGAGTTTCTTACACGCAGTGGGATAATGGAGTTGGACCAAGTGATAGGTGGGTTTGGGGCAGAGCTGTGGATTGTGAGTGCACGAGTGAAGACTGGGAAAGCGGTTAAGAAAGGAACAAAAGTTCTCACAACCAAAGGGTGGTGCCCTGTAGATAGTCTCATCGCGGGTATGGCTGTTATTGGAAGTGACGGAAAGCCCACTAAAGTGGTGCATACGGTACAATGGGCTAATCAACAAATGTATGAGCTAGCATTTGACGATGGCGCAATATGTGTGGTAGGTGAACACCACGATTGGCTTACATCACGACGGGGGTGGCGCGAGTACCAGGTAAGAGAAACCGGATATATGGCCCGCAATCAAGCCAAGACCAAGAAGAACGGCTACACCCAACGCTGGCGCATACCATGCCCTGCTCCTGTGGAGTTACCCCCTCTACAAACCGCGTTGCCTATACGCCCCGCCCATATGGCAGCATTGTTAGCGGATGGTGGGTTTACTGAGAGTATGCTTACGCTTACTATGTTACCTGAAGAGCTTGATACTCTACTGTCTGGGGTTGAACATAGGCGGTCCCAAAAGCCTAACAATAAAGCCGCAAGTGCTTCTATCTCTTGGAGCCATTCTCTGGGTATAGCCGTAGAGCAATACGGTTTACGAGGTAAACGAAGTCATGAAAAGTGGATACCCACCCCATACCTAGAGGGAAGTGTTGCTGAGCGAATGGAATTCTTGCAAACGTACATCACTACAGATGGTTGGACAAACCCTAGGGGGGGTTTTGAGTTATATACAACTAGCCCACAGATGAGGGATGGACTGAGGAGCCTCATACTTTCACTAGGAGGTATGGTAAGTATCCATACGAAAGAAGGGAGATACAAGAATAGCAAGGGAGATATAGTGCATTGTAAACAAGCATTCACCCTAGGCGGCTATATCCCAGGGGATACCAAGAAAAAGACCTTGGGCCGTACCATAGTGAAGTTCAAGAAGCTGAAAGAAAAGCAAACCGCATACTGCATTACAGTGGCAGCAAATGACGGGCTGTTTGTGATGGACGATTATTTACTCACACACAACTCTCATTTCCTCCTAAACGTGACGGCACGTCAACCAGCAACGGTGCGCACGCTCTACATCACCGTGGCAGACTACGGGCAACATGCGATTAACTACATCCTCAACACGATTGATCCACGCACGTATCAGACCAAGAGCAAGAGCCTCTTCATTGCAGACATGACGGGGTTTGACGCGACCGTACTCGATGTTGAGACATGTCTCAAGAAGTACCGACCACGTCTGTGTATTGTCGACCGAGCCGAGAAGCTGAAACCCTTGCGCACGGCTGACACGACACGCATGGGGGTGGGTGAAACCTTTGATGTGTTGCGCCAGTATGCGCGGAAATACCAGTGCGCCATGATCACTGATGCCCAGTACTCCTCCTATGGTGCCGATTTGGTGCGTCAAGGGCGGGGCATGAGCAGTGAGTTCATGAGTGAGGACCGGACCCAACGGCAGGGTGTGATGGACGGGTGGATAGGGCTTGAGCGCCTTCATGGCCAAGAGGGATTGCCTGCCAATGGGTGGAGATTATGGTTAGAAGGGCGGCGACCGGGGAAACTTCCAGACACGGTGATTGTCCCAACCACACAGTACGGCGTCATTACTTCGCCAATAGGGGGCCGCAATGGGTAAAGTGAAAAAAGTGAAATGGGCATGGTTTAAGACGTTGTTCAGAACGCAAGCTGAGCAAATGGAGTATGGGGCAACGTGGACTCCAGGTCCAACGAACCCACGTTGTGTCAAGTGTGGGTTGTTCAAACAGACATACACACCCTACACATACCCTATCATCAGGGGTCCCACAGTATTTATGGTTGGCCCTCCCACCCCTGAAGAATCCTATGATGGTGAAATGGGGAGAGGGCGTGAACGGTTAGTGCTCACAAAGTACGTAGTAGATGGTTTGCTGGACGAACACGAATATAGCATTGTCCCTGCCGTCTTGTGTCGTGCGGCGAAAGGGCCAGTCAAACCCACAACCATACAACTTGCAGCATGTCGCCCCTTTATTGCCCACTTGTTGCAGCGCATTAAGAGCAAGCAGTCACTCCGCATTATCGCCATGGGTGTGGAAGCAGCAGCGCAAGCACTGCAGCGCGCAGTGACCCTGAAGGACTATGTCGGCCACACGGTTATTACTCCGTTGGGTGACATCACAGTGACCTACTCCCCCGGCACGGTGTTAGTACAAGATGCCCAAGAAGGTGGTCTACGTGTGGGCATGTTGGATGTGATCAAGGCGCACGTGCGCCGGTTTGTCCGGCGTGAACCAGCAAAGGAGTTTCCCCCAATGGAGATATTACCATGACCAAAATGCGAATAGCAGTGATGTGTAGTGGTGTGTATATTGCTGTCCTACTAGTAGCTAGTGGGATTACCACTGTGAGAACATGTCGGCGTGCGGTAGAGTTCAGCGTGGAGGTGGAAAGATTTGATGAGTTAGTGGCGGAGTTGTACTTCCAGTGCCAGAAGACAAAGGGACAACCAGTTGAATGTGGGCAACTCCCACAACTTGCCCATAAGTCGTACACGTACCACCAACACCTCAAGGAGGCCCATGCGCAATGCCTAAGCTCAAGCCTGTTGTTACCGTTGATCAAGAATGGGACCGAGACACTGGGAGATTCCTTTGTGCCGCGTGGTACACCAAAGGAAAGCTCACCGGCACCAACTCCCTCTCAACCTTCTGTAAAGCAATGGCCGATCTCCCCCCTGATGTGGCTATCAGAGGTCACAATGTAGCAAGTGCTGATGTGAGGAAGTGGGTAGAATGGGGCATCCCCCTCCCAGAGCACTTCACTGTAGAAGATTCCCTCATTGCTGCTAGGTTCTTACATCCTCTCTATCCCGAGAAGAAGCTCGACTTCCTCGCGAAGTTGGAAGGGTACGTTTATGGGGATGTTCACGGTGAAGGGAATGTTGAGACCAACTTGTCCGGGTGTGGGAAGTCCGCGTACACAACACACAAACTGTACGAGCTATACAAAGCGCAGGCAGCGAAGCGTGGGCAGTTAAATCATTTAACTGTGTACAACAAGATTGCGCAAGCGTTTAGTGCACTGGAAGTGGCCGGGCTCAAGGTGGATGTGACCAAGTTGGGTGCGGCGAGTGACGCAGCGAACAACCGCCTTATGGAGCTGGTCCCTCTTCTCCCAGACCCACACGTCATCACGAACGATGGTATACTGCGCTCATGGTTGGCGACTCTCTACTCACCTGAGCAGCTGGAGTTACTCCCTCGTAGCCACAAGAGCGGAGAAGCGCAGATTGGGAAAGAGTACCTCAAGTTGCTCAAGCCCCCGATGCCTGAACTTGAGCCGATCATAGAAGCCAGAGAGATACATCGTGCAAAGACGGTGTTCATTGACAACGTACTTGAGAAGGTGAGTGAGTATGGGTTCATCTTCCCCTCGTACAAGCTGCTCGTTGCCAAGACCCAACGGCGCAGTAGTACCCCCAACATTCAGAACTGGCCTGATGAATACCGGCGCAACGTGATTTCACGGTTCAAGGATGGAAAGATTGTCACGTTGGACTTTGCATCACTTGAGGCACGGTGTTTCGCATGGCAAGCGCAGTGTGATGACTTCCTTCACGCAATGATGGCAGGCGGCTATGTGGCTGTCGCTAGTCAGTGTTTGGGGATTACGATCAAGGACAAGAAAGACCCCCGGTACAAGCAAGTCAAGAGCACGGTGTTAGCGGTGACCTACAACATGAGTCCCGGCCTCTTCGCCTTTCGCGAATTTGTCGCCAGTGGGGGCACGGTGCGCATGTCTGTGAGTGATGCTCAGAAACAGTATGACATGTTGTTTGATCGGTATCCCGAGATACATGCTGAGATGGAGAGACGCAAAGCCCATGCGTGGAGCACGGGCCACACGATGAGCAGTGTAGGTGTGCCTCTCCAGGTGCCTCTTCTCCCAGATGATTTGATGCCCGCGAATGATCCACAGTGGGTGAAGCACTACCGCAAGAAGGTGGAGAATTGGGCAATCAATTGGCCGACACAGCAGCTTGCGTCATACATTACGGGGTGTGCATTGTGGGATGTACAGGATCGTCTTGCCCAAGAACATGGTGGGTGGGGAAGGTATATGGAGCTGTTGTATGAGAACACGCAGCGCAAACGGGCCATCCACAAAATGATTACCCCTATCAATGAGGTACACGACGCCTTGGGGTGTGACGTCCCCGCAGATATGGTCGGTGAAGCACTGGAGATGGTGGACAGTGCAATGTGTGAGGGTGTGACGTTGCAGACTATTTGCCCACAATTTAATGTCTCTATACTGGGAACCGAGAGTAAGGTAGGGCCTAGTTGGGACGAAGGAGATTAGTATGAAGGATATGACAGGGAAACAAGTAGGCATCGGTGACAAGGTGATTATTGCAAACAAGCACATCACCGGTGGGTTGCAGTTTGGGCTGGTGGTATGGGTGGAAGAAAATGCGGCTCTCGTTGGGGTGCCATACCAGGGGTATAAGTCCACGGTGAGTCAACACATTGTGGTTGAGTTTTCCCAGAATATCTATGTGGTCCCGGCGCTATCGTATACAGCACCTAAAACATATCCGGTTCATTCCAACGATGAGCAAGTGGGGAGAACATATGCCGCTGTCTCCGTTTGAGAAACACTGCGTGCTGGAGTACACGAACTATTACGAGCCAACGAGCTTTGGTCATGATGAGTTCCGGCGTGCTGACATGATTGTGGCGCAACTGCGAGGGCTCGCATTTGAGAAGGTCCCACTCCCACCTCATCACATACTGGGGAGTGCAACAGCCACACCCCCACTACAACCACGAATTGAAACACAATGGCGTCTTAAAGGTGTAGGGTACAAACAGAAGCATGCATACCGCAGGGTGGTTGACGATGTGTGTGAGTGGGCACAGTGTGCTTCAATCGTGGATGCCCTACTCATGATAAAAGAGTTTCAAATGGTGTATCGCAAACGACAACATCAACCGTTCTAAGAAAGGAGATCCTATGACGTGGCCAAGTCAACAACCAAATGGTAATCAAGCTGGGTTTGGAAATCGCGGTGGGAATCAACCGAGTGGGTGGGGCGGTCAGCAGCAACCGAAGAAACAATACCCTGAGAGCTTCCCGCTAGGTGGGGAGGATGGAAGCGCGGTGTTCATTGGTGATGGTCGTACTCCTGTGGTCACCAAAGGGGTGTTCACGATTCGACAGATGATCGCCGTGCTTGAGCACGTTGAATCATTGGGCTTTGAGAAGTGCTCATTGCGTCAGATTCAAATGCGAGACAAGCCACACCTTGCCGTCACCTTGGTCTGTGGGTATACGGAAGAGCAGGCGCAAGGTGTTCAAGGTAGTGGGCAAGGTGTTCATGGTGGTGGACAACAGTTTGCCCAACGCTATGAGGCTCCAGTTGCGCCACAAGCCGAGGCAGAGCACACCCCTGCTCCTCCTCGTGCGCCAGCACCCAAGTCTGCACCGAAGAAAACAGCTGCAAAGAAAACAGCCGTGCGTCGTAAGTAAGTTAAATCATTTAACTCACCGCAGAAGGAGTCTCAAGTGGTAGACAACATCAAATTGCTCGCACGTATGGCCCACGTTATCCAAAGGACTGTCTATGATCTTGGAGGAGAGATTGCCCGGCTATACAAGATAGCGGATCTCATAGGTAAACGAGAGGAGTATGTGACCGACCATGACGCAGCGTTCGATGAAACGTTACTCACCTACATCGATGTCATGTCTGTGTTTGATGAGCTGAATGCAGAGAACGGTGAGTATCTGAGTGAAACCTTAGAGAAAGAGTTCACTGCGGTGTATGAGCCCTGGTACAACGCAGGTGCTGAGGGTTCAGAGGTTGAGACGATCATTTCACAAATGGGAGGCAATTCGTATGGAAATTAACAATGTGGTACTTCGCTCAGACATGTACAAGGCGCTCGCCCGCCGTATTGAGTTTCTGTATGAAGAGATCGACGCATTAGAGCGCATTGACGAAGTGCTCGATGATACCATCCCAGAGTTGGGTGAGTACGATGATAAGGTGCATGACACGTTGCACACTCTTCTCCACACGGTGCCGTTATTTGCTCACATCGATTACCGTGACTACCCGTACAACGTGAACGCAGTTGAAGAAGGGGAGGAAGAGGAAGAAGCTGAACCCACCTTTCAGGGTATATCTCGGTCCACATACCGTGAGTGGGAGGGTGTCTCACAGAAGAATGAAAATGGCACCGGTGGTGCACTCAACCCGTCCGAAGAAGATGACGACGATGAGACGGCACACAGTGAAGATATACGCTCACTCTGTGAGTTTCAGTGCAAAGAGGCCCTAGCAGCAGTGGACAATGCAAAGGCAGCGCTGGAAGGAGCCTTGCGTGCGTATAGAGCTAAATGAGGAGCTGAGGGATAAGGTGCTCAGGGCAGTATCGGCGAGCATGGCCCACGAGACCCCGCGTGATGAGAAAATCCACGCCTCAGACCTCACCAGCCCACTAAAGGCATATTGGCAGCGCAAACACCCACTTCCTGCAATCCCCTATGAAGTTGGGTTCTGGCTCACTGGGCGTGCGCACCATTACTACCTTGTCTACGCATGCTCGGGAGTGGACGACACACAAGAGGCGTCGTTCTGGTCAGAAGAATTACAGTTGTTGTGGTCACCTGACTTGAATGCGGAGAATGCGGAGTTTAAAACCTCACGGCGATGGACTCCACCCACCTCTGAGGAAGAGGCAATGGAATCTCTGAAGTACTACCGGGACCAGTGTCTCACGTATGCAGTCGCAAAGGGGGTAAACTATTGGCACCTGATTGTGCTCTACTTATCCCCGATGGAGAACGGCACTCGGAAGCTACTTGCCCCATTCCCAGAGGCGTATACGCTCTTCTTCACCGATGAGGAAATTGAGAACCATCGTAAGTGGGTTCACTCCACGCGCACTAAGCTAGAGTGGGCACTGGCGCATGATGACCCGAGTCAGCTTGAGTTGTGCACGGACAAGTTCTGTTACCAGAACCGGGGCCAAGGGCGGGGAAAGCCCGCCTTGATTGAGCCACTCTGTAAGTGGTTCGAGGTGTGCAAACCAAAAGGCAGGTATGACCTATTCATTAACCCACCATCGACCATCAAGGAAAAGATGGCGAGAAAGAGAGAAGCGGTATGACCATGATTACACGGTTGCTCGTTGCCTTACTCCTGTGTGTTTGGGGGGCAACCCCCTCGCATGGGCAAACACAAATATGCTACGTAGCCGGAAAGAACCATGTCGCAACGTGGGAGGACAAGTGGCTTCCCGGCATGCCACAACGTGACGGGTTCTGGACAAATTCACTGTGCCCCAATTGGGCAGGCAAGTTGCCCGCCAGTGCTAGCACAACTGGGAAGCCACAGTGCTACGCCTCACTTCCGGTGGCCCCGCTCAATGTGTTCTCGGGATTTGGGAAGTGTCGACAACAAGAGAATGTGCTCACACAAGAGTGCCATTCTGCAGAAGTGTGCCTTGATGCCATGAAGAATGTGGGCACGGTCAATAATGCGTGCGTCGCAGAGACCAACACGGCAGTAGCAACGTGGGCTTACTCTATTGATTGCTCCAACGTGAGCCGCAAGTGGCGTGACAACTGGGGCGGCACGTGGTACCTAGACCAAGTGCAGCATCAGCGTGGCGTGTCAGGGTGGATTGACACCTCGACTTCCTACAGCAGCAAGGCCAAGTGTGGGTGGTGGCGTGTAAGTGGGAGCAAGTACCCTACTGGGTTTGCCGACATGAGCGGAACCTTCTCAGGAACCAAGGTGCCACAGAAGTCCTGCCTCACAACGGTGCAGATTAATGGCACCGTGGACGCGGACAAGTTGCAAGGCTCCTTCCGCAACAGCAAGGGACTCACCGGCCCATTCAACATGTACTCTATTGAACCACCCCCTGGGTTCACGTGGTTCAATTGGAACCCCACCACCCCAGCGACCACATATAGTCGTGCGCCATGGGAGACGAACTAGATGTATTCATACTCTGATGATCCAGACTCGATGTACTACAAAGTGGTAGTACCCGTGATGAGCGCTCCGGCGCTTCCTCCTGGGTATGTCATCACAGATGTTGCTCGCCCTGACTCACGGCACTACACCGAAGTGATGGCCGCACGGCAGGCCCCACCTCTTTCACACCTTGAGGGCCTCACACTTGCGCTTATGGCAACCGAGGGAAAACGGTACCCCTCATTCCAGGACCGGGCGCAAGCGATGATTGACCATATAAAGACCCAGTCGTAGTCGCAACAGTGCGCCCTTTCGGGCGCACGGTGAGTTAAATCATTTAACAACGAAGGGAGAATACATGCGCAAAGTGAAAGGTCCGAAGTCCAAAATACAACGCCTCACGCTAGAGGAAGTGAGTGAGGGGGCATCAGTGGGGGTGTGGGACCTTGAGTGCACCAGCCTCAATGCGGGGTTCGGCACGGTGTTGTGTTCCGGGCTGGCACCCCTCAGCGCAACAAAAGCCTCTGAGGTGCAAGTGTGGCGCATTGATGATTTTCACGATGATTCACGCCACTGGTGGAAGGATGGCCCATTGCTCAAGCAAATAGTGAAGGAGTTGAATCAGTATGAGTACATCGTGGGGTTCAACACAAAGTGGTACGATGTTGCGTTCCTCGATACGCGCCTTATCAAGTGGGGCATTCAGCGGATGCTGGGCACCATTAAACACGTCGATGTGTTTCAGTTTGGTCGTAAGCGGTTGAGGGTGAACAATCGATCACAACAAGCACTCATCACTCACCTGCAGTGCGAGCACAACAAAACACCGCTCACCCCCCTCATCTGGAGTAAGGCACAATTTGGCAACGTGTCCGCGCTCAATCAAATTGAAGAGCACAACGTGGCTGATGTGCTCTCGTTGGCTGAGGCGACACGCAAGTTGCTCCTTGTGACCAGCATCCCATGGCAGTACATTCGATAGGAGAAATATGACTGTCTATCACAAATACCCTGAAAGTATCTTTGATTCTTTTGCTGATGTGTTGGTGGTGCCTGTCAACTGCGTAGGGTCAATGGGTAAAGGGTTGGCCCTGGCAGTGAAGCTCCGATACCCGGCTGTGTATGAGGACTACCAAGAGCTGTGTGCAACTCAGACTATTTGCCCTGGCAATACAGTGATAACGTACTATCTCCGTCGTGATTACCCCAAGGCGGTTGCGTTTCTTCCGACCAAAAATGATTGGCGAGAGAAAAGCACCATAGGGTTGGTGGCATCCGGGCTCGTCTCTTTCGCCCAGCGAGTGTATGACGATGTTGACGTTACGAGTGTTGCTATACCAGCCCTTGGGTGCGGAGCGGGGGGGCTTGTATGGGCTGACGTACAACCTCGCATTGAAGGGTTTGCGGCATTGTGCCCTCATATCACAACACACATTTACCCCCCACCGGGGTGCTAGAAGGAGTACATATGTTCTTCCTCATTTTATTGTGGTTGCTCATCGTTGTCATTGTGTTCTCTGCTGTGCGGGCGGGAGATAGATAATGTGGTATTTCGTTGTTACTGGGTTGTTCGTGGTACTGTCCGCTCTTCCCACGTGGGCAGTGCCCCTGTACTACTACACTGGCCTCTCTGACACACCCCCTACAGCGCACCGTGTAGAAGCCACCCTGCGTATGGAGGCACATCCAACGTGTTACCGGGGGATGTGCCATGCGTTGGTGTGGGCCACGTTGTGGGACACAGACTCAGGTCAATATGTAGAGGCAGGGGTGGGGTACTCGCCACGGTTCAAATGCTCCCGCAAGAATAGTGTAGCACTGTGGTATGCTACGCCAGTGGAGTATGCCGGGACACCGGTGGGGTGTGTTCAACGTGGGGAGAAAGTGAGGGTTACGGTGGTCAAACGTGAGAATGAGGGTGTAGTGGTGGGGTGGGAATGGGGTGGGGCAAAGTTGGAGAAAGTGGTAGAGACCCCAGGGTGGACAACCCAGCCGGGAATAAGCCCGGTCAAGTTGGAAGTGTATTCGCGCTCTGGCGCGCCTGTGTATCCGGTGTCGGTGGAAGTGGAAGTGGAAGTGAGGTCCCCGGTGAGCGGGGTGCTACAACACACTGCGCCGTATGTGGTGCAACCAGAGAGTACACTCTCACGGTGGGAGGTGCGACAATGAAGGCGCAATCTGCCAAGGCCAAAGGGCGCAAGTTGCAGCAATTTGTGAGGGACACATTGAAGCGGATTGACCCCGCGTCGTCCTACTACTCACGGGCTATGGGCTCACAAGGAAGTGATGTGTACGGTGGGAAATTAGTGGGGGATGTTTATGTGGAGTGTCGCAATGTAGCAAACTACGAGTCCCTTAATGCGATTGTGGCAGAGATGAGAAAGGCCAGTAGGGGGTGGTGGTACATCACGAAACGACCGAAACAGCCACCGATTGTGGTCCTTCCGTGGGAGGAGTTTGAGAAGCTCCTTGTCCAACGTGAAAGGAACACGGTGGAGAGGTAACATATGAGTGTATGGTCGGAGTGTTCATTCTTTAAGAAGAAGTTTATTCTACGCCCTGGTGAGAAGGTCCAGTATCTTGTCCGCTATATCATTGCTCGCACCCCCTGGTTCTCCTTCTACATCCACCATTTCCTCGGTGTGGATGTTGGGGAGGAATTACACAACCACCCACGGAACTACATATCCATTGGGCTATCAGGAAGTTACGTAGAAGAGCGGGTGTCCTACACAGGGGCCTCACGTGAAGCGTTTAATGCGCCGGTCTACTACACACGGTCCTACTGCGCCCCCTTCATGCGGCGCATTTCATCAACCACGGTACATCGGATCACACAAGTGGAAGATTGCTGGACTGTGGTCCTAGGCGGACCAGTGAAACACGAATGGGGCTTCTTTGAACGGGACACGATGGTATACATCCCGGTGCAAAAGTATCTATCATTTCTTCAAGGAGGGCGTCGTACATGGCAAACAGAGACAGCAAAAGCATAAAGAAGCTGGAATACCACTTACTCCCCTTTGATGTCCTTGACCACGTGGTGGCCGTACTTATGGATGGCAAGTACCGACCACGCCCGGCCAACGGGGATAAACCCTATGGCGCAAATAACTGGCGCACCCCGCCGTACTTCACTCGGGAAGACATCTACAACTCACTACAGCGGCACATAATATCCCTTTTCTTCCACGGTGAGACGTTTGACCCTGACAGCAAAGAGCGACATGCCGCCCATATCGTGTGCAATGCCATATTCGCCTTGTACTACGACATGTATGACTTGTGGGACAAAGAGCATAGTGAGTTGCTCACCGTGCCCACTAGCACAGAGAGCCCAGCGGTGACATCCACAGAGGATACACCACCGAGTGAGGAGACCACACCATCTCTTCCTCCCACCATTCTTGCGTATAAAACAGTTGACCCCAGTGCGCTTGAAGAGTTGCGACAGAAAGTCATGGTGCGGTGGCGAGAGAGTGTAGGTCTTCCACCAACGGAATAGAGATGAGAGGGGGCTATACGCCCCCTCAGTTAAATGATTTAACTATTTCCGGTCGTACCCAAACATCTGCCCAATAATGCTTTCGTTCTCACCCCGCCGCACCTTGGACCGCGTCGCCGCAATAAGGTCACGCTGGTTCCTCACCCCCTTACCTTGGCTCTCTTCCACAGCACGGCGCAATGCAAGTGCATCCTTTGCTTGTGCCGCAATCGAGATGTTGGTACGTGCTTGGTAGTTGAGCTTCCCCTGGTTCGGCCCAAACCCCACCATAGACAACCCAATCTGTTCAGGTGTGCGCTCACTGCGCAACCTCCCACCAGGACCATAGGTCCTCCCACCACGTGCAATCTCTGCCACACCTTGGGCAACGTTCATCACACCCCCTCCCACGATGTCCTTCCCCACTGTTGCCCAATCTTGCTCTTCTCCGCTCATCAATGCTCGCCCTGCATCTATCGCAAGATTCCCAATAGGCCCGGCCATATCGTCCACTCGCATGGGGAGCAACGGCCAGGGTGCGTCGGCTCCTTGTAACTCCACCCCTGTCATTTCATCAAGAGGCTTCACTTCAGGCAACACAATGCCTTGACTCGCTGCTGCCCCTCGTACCCACGAATAAAGAGGAAGTCCGGTTGTCCCACTCATGGCAAAGGTTGCCGCAAGTGCAGCAGCAACCCGTGATGTCTCCCCCTTGCGTACCAAGTTGGCAATGTAGTTGCCGTAGTTGATGGAAAACGACTTGTACATCATCATATGCGCCGGTATCGGGGTGTTCATAATCTGAGGGCGATATGCAGCAGAGTACAGAAAGTTACTCTCCGTGCTCACATCCACTCCTCTCTTCAGTGCTGCGTGTCCTGTGATCCCGTTAATCTCCGCATTGTGCTTTCCTGCTTGGAATGCAATCACACGGTTGATATTCTCAATCTTCTGGCCGAACTTTACGGGTAAGGAAGCATCAATAGCTCGCGTGATGCCGGTCTCTCCGGGTGAGTCCTTCCACAGCTGATTGAGCCCCTCAGCAAGTGCCCCAGCATCAGCCGCTTCTTTGTACGCATTAGGATAGTCCAAGAGCGCCTTCATGATACCCTGACTAAAGGACTCTGTGTCCACGAGAGGCATCAAGGTGAGGAACGATTGTGAAGCATTGAGCGCATGAAACGCCGGCTTCATTGCCACATTGAGGAGGTAATGAGACGATGTGATTGTCTTCAGTGCCTTGTCCATATGGGGCGCAATGCCCTTGGTGAGTGGGCTGCTCTCCAACGTGTCCATAATGCGCTGCATTGCGACTGCACGGCGTGTCCCTGTTTGATCTAGAATGGCATTTTGGACAAACCGTGCGGTGGAGTGAATGGCCTTCACATCCCCGCCTTTCTTCATTGCAGCATCCATCCACGCTTTGATAGTGGCGTCACCACTTTCTCGGAGCCGATCATACACAATCTTCTTTGCCATGTTGTGGACGTAATGCTCACTTGCTTCCTCTATGTTGAGGCCGATACCCTGTGTGCCCTTCTTCTTTTGTAGCTCAGCAGCAAACACCGAGGTAGGGAGAGGAGTCTCATCTCGGTTGAGGACAAACTTCCAGTTGCGCAGTTTGCTAGCTTCCGCGTCCACAGCTTTCTGTCCGATCGCAATCTTCTGCTTCAGTATTTCCCTCGATTCCGCATACCGTTGCGCCAATGGCCCATTTGGGGTTTTCTTTGCGAGAGTATCAATAGCCACAAGCTGGTCTTTCAACTCATCAAGCTGGGCCTTTTCGGTAAACGTGGATGTGAAGTAGGTGGGTCGGATTGGGGGCAACGTGCCTGCATCCTTGGCAAGTTTCAATCCCAGTGTGTACATAGGGTCACCCACCTCACGTTGCCATCCGCGAATAGTCCCATATGCCTTGAGCAATTGTGGCACTTCGTCCACAGCCACACCATGGCCTTGCAACACGGTGTCGAGATGTGAGACAACTTGTTGTGGGTTTTGTACTGGTCCGTCAAGTTGCTTCAGCGCCATGAACAAGGGCTCATTACGCTCAAGTGTCTGGAGATACACTTTGTCAACGTCCCCCAGTGGGTTGGCTTTGAAGAAGTCCCGGCTCTTTTGCACAAAGTGTTGCACCATTCCTTTGTGTGTCTCATCCGCTGCGACCAGCATATCAGCGGTGTGAGTGAGGTGTGGGTCATTGTGTTTGCGAAGAGCATATTGTAGGCGCTGGAATTTGCGAAATACCCCAGGTCCTACGATCTTTTCACCTGCTTTAAGCAATGGCTGCTGGGTGGCTTCTGGGAGCACTTCCACCATACGACGAAAGGTATCAACATCCTGGTGAAGGTAGTCTGGGAGACTTTTGAGTGTATCGTCGTTGAACCGCGCCAACTCCTCAGCGAGGGCACCGTCAATGGTCCCCTCAGTTTTCATGCCCTTTGCCACTTTGCCTTGGTATGTGGTGAGCTGTTGGGGTGTGTTGTTAATCTTCGCAAGCTCTTCATTATTGGTGATACGACTTACTTCAGCCCGTAACCGAAGGAGTTCTTTCGAATCAGCCACGGGTGTTCCAGCAATACGTGCTGCCTCATCAAGTGCAGTACGTTTCTGAATCTCATGCTGAAGAGCAAGCTTTGTCGCAACTGCAACGTCTTCCCCGTTGTCCACCTGATACTTTACCACGTCGTAGACCGTCTTATAGGGGGAGTTGGGGGCGTTTACTCGTGTGAAGTTGTAGACCGGTGTGTTCGTTGCTTCTGCTCGCACCTGCTCTGCATAGGATTGACGGCGCGCCATGATGGCCGTCATAGAGGCGCCTTCCACCTCAACTTGTCCGGGCACTGTGGGAAGCTCAGGACGTGTGATAGTGGTCGGGGCCAACGTGCGCCCTGCATCACTTGCTGCAATCTTGCCCGATGTGCGCAGTGCGCCACGTGCTGCCCCACCAGCAACTTGACCGATGACGCTCCCAAAACTGGCACCGACCGTTTCTAGTGCACTCTCCGCATTGAGCAAGGGGCGGTTGAATATCCACGACTCCACTGCCTCACCAGCGGCACGCCCAGCAATGCTCCCAGCAATCATCGTTGCGGGGTTGCCCCCGAGTGCACCAAGGGCAGTGCCCGCCACTTGAGCTATGGGTGCGATGGCCCGACGTGGGTCAGTGAGCCCCTCAGCAATAGGCTGCAGGACTCCCCGTGCAACGGCCTTTACTGCTGCCACAGGGGCATAGGCGACATCCTTTGCAATCTCACCCCAGGGCTTTTCCGCCTCTGCCTTGAGTCCTTCTTTTGCGGCACCGTAGAGGAGCCCAGGAAGCTCTGATGCCGCAACGTGAGCCATGGGGTGGGACTTTTTATCCTCCTCCCCCTCTTCGTCAACTTGTAGAATAGAGGTAGGGATTTCCCTTTTCTTCTTGTTCAAGTACTCTTCCAGTGCACCCATAGTGGTTCCTTACTCCTGACTAGCTCTTCGTGACTCCAGCTTGCGTGCAATCTTGTCGATGAGGTCAAGCTGGTCACGAGTCAATGGTTTGTCCTCTTTCAGCTTGAGATAGGCTCCAAGTGGGGTGCCCTCAAGTGCTTTGGCAATGCGCCCGTATGTGTCCACCCCTGCCCAATGGTCAGCACGGGCTTTTCTGTCATTGGCTTCTGCCTTTGCTTTGTAGGCACTAAATAACTCGGAAAGTGCCGACACGGCGCGCTTTGCTGGTGACCCACCTTTCGCCCACAACTCCGCCTCCTCCTTACGGGGGCGCACCGCCATAACCGCTCGACGCTCTTCCAACGCTGTGGGCATCACCGGCCCCTCTTTGCTGGTGATAGGAAGAGTGCTCACCGTCCCACCTCTCCCCCCACTTGGTTTCTTGTCCGTAAACCACATCCCAAGCCCCTCAAGTGCCTGCTCAAATGTTGAGGGTCTCCGTACTGACTCTTTCTTTGTCACGGGAGCCGCACCCCGACCCTGTCTGGTCACGGTGCGTGTCGCCTGTGGTTTAACAATCTGCTCCCACACCGTGCCCTCAGGGATGAGTGACTCACGTTGTACCGATGGCTCATCTTGAGTAGGTTGTTCAGAAGTTAAATCATTTAACTTTTGCCCCTGACGCACCCCACCTTGGCTCATCACATCTTGTCTCACCCCACCTTGTGCTATCCCGCCTTGCGCCACTCCACGTGGTACACTAGGGGTGGGTATCACAGTGGCGCTTGTTCCGAGTGCTGCGTCAATGGTGGACACTGCCCCTAACGCTTTGGCTCGCTCCTTCTCATACTCATTGCGCATTGTTTGTCGCTGGGGCCATTGGTCATGGGCAAGCTGGGTTGCTTGCGTCCTGGTTGCGCCAAAGTCTACGCCCTCAAGAGGAGGGCGCATGAGGTTTGTGTTGTTACGAATCTGAGCATTAATGAGGGTATTGTGGATATGCTCAGTGTACTTTTCCAGCTTGTCGAAAGACGTATCATCCTTCGCCAAGTCCTCCAGTGTTTGTGATAATGTGGCAACCTTTCGTGTTTCCTCATCAAATGAGGTTGGGTCAGTCGATGAGAGAATCTGCGCACGGGTGACCGGGTCCATTTGTTTCGCACGTGCCGTACGCAAATTGAGTTCCTTCACTTGCTTCCCACGTTGCTCATCTTCTGCCTTGAGCAAGTCCTCTTGTTCCTTCTTGCTCCGGTCCTTATACCATGCGTCCATCTGATTCAACGTGTGGGCACGGCGTGTTTGCTTCCACACTGCGTCTTCTTGCGCCTTCGCTGCCTTCCCCGCCGCAATGTACGTATCCCGCCTCTTTGCCGCTACGATCTCAGGACTCACCCCATAGTAGTCGGCAATCTCTTGGTCACGTACACCATCCTCATCAAGGTTGGCGCGCTTTGTCTGCCTGAAGGACATCGTGTTGGGATCTACGATAATGTCCTTGCGCAACCCGTCCAGTTGTGGCGCTTCATTCGCTACAGCCTCCCATGGTTTCCCATAGAAGGACTCATCACGGGCAAGTTGCTGACGTAAGTTGCTCATGCCCTGTGCGGCAAGTTGTCGAGAACTGCGCAACTGCTGAATGGCATCGCGCCGTGCTTGGGTCTCCTGTGCTGTGGCCGCATTCTGTTTGCGTTCTGCCAGAACTCTCAGTGCGGCCCCAGAGGGGAGCATGTCGAGGGTCTCAGTGTAGTAGTCCTGCTGGTCTACTTGGCCGGGAATCTGGGAGAGGCGCTCTTGTAATGACAGCTCTACATTACCCTCTTCATTTTGCCTCTCCGTGTTGAGGGTGCTCATATCGTCATTATACTTACGTCGTAGGCGTTCCAAGACATCGTCACTCAAGGTAGCCATTAGAACCAGTCTCCTCTCACAAACCGTTGCTCACCAGGTGAGTACGATGAGGTGTTGGTGGCCGGGGCCTTGTTCAGGTTTGCGGCCATTTGCCGTGTCTCCAGGTCGATGAGGCGCTGCTTGAGTCGCCGGGCACGTTCATTGTCCTTGGTCATAGAGTTGCGCATGGTCATTTCAGATGAGAGCACGTTGCGTCGGGCATCATGTTCCATTTGGTCAAGTGCTAGGTCCCCTGCGTCACTGGTGTTTGGGGCACCAAGGATACCACGTGGTGCAATCACATCCACCATGGGATCTTTCCCTTCCAGTGCGTCGAGCACCGCTTGACCACCCCCAGCTTTTGCTAACTCCTGTTCCTGCATTTCTCCAATGTTGCGCCCAGTGGCAATAAGGGAGTTGGCAGTGCCACTGCCCCACAGTGCGTCACCCCACGTGCGCCCACTACCCTGGAGTTGGGCAATACGTTGCGCCTCTTCAAGGCGTTTGCGTAATACATCACGCTGGGCATTGCCCTGAAGGCGCTGCACATCGTCCCGCATACGTGCGTTACGGTCTGAGGCGAACACATCTTCAGCAAGGTAATTAGTAGCCACGATTCACCATCCCACCTTTCTTCATGCGCTGCATTGCTTCCCAAATGTCCGGTCTCACGTTGCCCGGATTACGTGGGATTGACTGTGAGGGGAGACCCAGGGCATTAAGTCGTGACCCTATCCCACTTTCAGGGACCACGCCAATCTCATACCCTTGGATGCTGATAGCCAGCATGTCTTTCAGGCGTTGAAAGTTGGCCTCTTGTTCAGCCAGTGAGAGCTTCTTTGCAATCTGCTCAATTTGCTGTTGGGCTTGTTGGCTTGAAGTTGCAAATTGTCGGTCTTGTTGTGAACTTGATGTGCCGAACTGTCGGTCTTGTTGGGCAAGCTGTTTGTTCTGCTGCTCTTGGGTCATAGCAAACTGACGTTCATCACGACCACCAGCTACATCGAACTGACGTTGCGCTTCTTTCAGTTTGGCAAGGTCAAGGTCGGTGTTCTTCCCAAGCTCCCGCTCGCTCAGAGTGAGTCGGCGCTCATCTAGCCCCCTCTGTGTGTCAATCCCATATCGCGTGATGTCTTGCCCGCGCTGGGCCGTCGCAGTGTTGGCGTCAAGCTCACGCTGCCCCAAGGCCAGTCGGTCAGCAGCGGTGGCCTTCTCTGTGTCGATGCCATACCGTGTGATGTCCTGTCCACGTTGGGCAGTCTCATTGCCCATGAGTGCTTTGTCCAGGTCCACCCCGAGTTGTCGCGCCTCACTCCCCAGCTTGAGCGCTAGGTCACCTTGCTGTTGGGCAAAGGCACTTGCAGCATCCGACTCAAGCTGTGTGGCAGTGCTCCCCATTGCGCCGGAGAACACCCCTTGTCCACTAGCCACAGCCCGGCCACGGGCTTGGCCCAGTGCGGCATCCTTGCGCCGGTTGAGTGAGTCCTGGATGGCGCGCAAGGTGGACGCGGCTCCGGGTGAGTTGAGTGGGTTTTGTGACAATGCAGCAAGCTCTGCTTGCCGCGCCTTCAGTCCGTCAATTGCGCTGGTTGCCATTATTGTAACCGTGTCGTCTTTCTGGTGCTCATGGTTTGGTATGAGTACCCTATATAGGTAACATCAAAGTCCGAAGACCCATTCACCGTGAACTTGATGTAGAACTGCCGTGCCCTGATGGTCAAGTCTACGTGGCACTGTGGAAGCAATTGCGTCACTGTGCGTGTCACGGTGTTGGTTGCGTCATCTACATCCGTCAAAGTAATGGTCACAGTGATGCCTGATGATGGTGGGGGTGTCCGCAGTGACCACTTGATCTCCTGTGTTCGCTTCATGGTTGCGGCCACATTGGTCTCATCCACTGGTGGGAGTGCTGACGTGCACAAGGTGACTGGAAGTGGGACTCCGTTGTCCGTGTGGATCTTTTCATCCAACCGATAGATAAACCCTGTGTTCCCCACGAGCACCCGGTTTGTGTCCGTCTGAGATTGATACAAGAACAGACTGTCAGCATCCAAGCCCCACGTTGACCACCGTGTTGGCACTGGCTTCACATCATCGTGGGCCACTACCGCCACATTGAGAGAGGACACATCTGTATTCACGTCAGGTTGGGTGAGCACATCCGTGCCCAAGTCTACACTAAAGAAAAAGCCAGGTATGTTTGCCATAGGTTACAGTGCTGTGAGCACCATCCTTCCTGTGCCCGTATTCGCTCCCTTGTCATACAACTCAGAGCCTGAGGCCATGGTTTGTACAGTATATCTCCATAAGTACCGGCCCCCATAGAGGACGTACACTTGCCCATTCATCACCCCCACCCCTGTCGCCTCTAAGGTGCTCCGGTCACTGTTGGTTGTGGACGCAATAAACGCACCACTTGTGCTGTACCGAGCCACCGTGCGCGACCCACCACTCACTGCTGTAATCACATACAGCTCTTCACGTACGCTGTCCCACGCAATGGCCGCAATGGTGAGGCCGCTCAAGTTGGTCACGGTGGTGATGGTACTATACACATTGCCATAGATGTCGATGTCGTAAATACGAATATCACTCGTACTCCCGTCGCATATCCACATACGAGTCGCATCACGAGCGACCACGTTCTTTGAACCTGTGGTCTGTGTGGGTAGTGTGAAGGCCGTCGTAGTCGCAGCAAGTGAGGCACTGGTGGCCCCTGTGGTCACTAAGGTCACCGTCTTCACTGCTTGGCTTGCGGAACTGAGGAAGTACACGGTAGTCGGTGTGAGCATGACCATCCTGTCCCATTCACTCGCAGTGCCTGCACTCGACACGGTGTGTCCGCTCAGCGCTGTGCTAGCGCGGAAGCGCACCGTACTTGCGCCGTCGTTGGTGATGACCACGGTGGCCGCATACGGGAGTGAATATGACAAGTCTGTGTACGTTTCTCCACCGGTGGCAAGGGTGCCCGAGGTTGCGCCGGTAGCCAGGTCGTAGCCTTGATAGGTGCCCGTCTTGATGTACCGAAACCACCCAGTGGTCGCTGTTGGGTTGAGGAAGAGTGCCCGCGCATAGTGCTTGCCAGTTAAATCATTTAACGCAGCAGTGATGGTGTAGACCGCTCTCACGTACTTGGACTCATAGGCCCCGAGCCCAAAGGCGAGGGGAAGGAGCACCCCCTTGTCATCGTACAGGGTCCAGCGCTCATAGTTGACCGTTGTATCCCCTGCATACCGTGCTGATGTCACAAGCGGCGCAATCTCCAACGGGGTTGGGGTGTTGTTTCTCACAATCAACGCACGCTCCACCGTGCGGGCACCTGAGAGCTTCTCAGCCGGGAACGGCACACTGAGAGTAGACTCCGTGGTGGTCTCTGCATTGGTGTCGACATCAACATAGGACACGTTGGCATTCACATATTGCCCTATGGGGTGTGCCGCATACCAGTCACACGTTGCTGGGCCACCGTTGTCATTCAACGTGATCCACACCCCTTTGCACGTGACCGGAGTGGCGAATGAGAAGGCACTAATGAACACCCGCGTATGTGGTGGGGTGTAGGAGGCCCGTAAGGTCCAGGTCCCATTCGTCGGTGCGGTCGTATCATCACTGGTATATACGCTAATCACAGGCGCACTGGTCAGAGAGCTGATGGAGCACTTGTAGTCAATGCGTTGAAAGCGCATGGTGTACGGGAAGGTCCATCGTATGCCGTCGACCGTGACCTTGTTACTTCCCGTGTTGGTCATATCCCCATCCAAGATGAGCGTTTCCGTGGTGGTCATGGCCGCTGTGCTCGGGGATGAGACACCAGTGGTCTTGCGCCACTGTGTGCCGTCATATGCGGGTGTTTGTCGTAGTGCGGTGATGTCTTCCGCTTGATCAACACCAGCGACTACGAACAAGTTGGACGAAGTGTTCACGTACCCTGGGGCACTGGCAGAAAGGTAGTAACTTCCTGGAGTGGTTACTGTGAGGTTGGAGAACGTTGCAACTCCCGCCACTGCTGTTGCGGTCAACGTGCCCGTGAGGGCACTAGGGTTGCCCGGCATTGACAGTGTAACTACTCCGGTGAAATTGACATTTGTTGCTTGTGCTGCATTCCGAGCTGTGACCACAATAGAGCCCAGTGCTGAGCCCGTCGTGTATGAGCTTGACGGGGGCGTAGTGAACGCAAGGTGTGTTTGTGGTGCAGTGTAGGTGGTATCCCCTGTCCATTGTGTAGTCCGCGAATGCCCTCCTATGACTGCGTCACCTGTCCCTGAGTACCCACTCACGGAGAATGCGTAAAGTCCTGCACTTGTAGTTAGGGGAAATTGATATGTAATAGAACAACGGCCATCTACAATGTTAATTGTGTGGCTTGAAGCCGTCGTTGCGCCTATGGTAAATGGCACCGCTGCACCCCCACTGACATTCCTACACGACAACGTAGCAGTTCCGGTGGTACCAGCAACACGCCCCTGTATGGCCGAAGTCCACAACGACTCTATGTGGACTACCATGGTGTAGTTTGTGGCAAGCTGCATGTACGGCACTGGGTGTTCTACAAATTGGAAATACGTACGTTGGGGAATGGGTAAAGCTGGATTGCGCGCGAGAAAGGGTGTCTGAGATGGGTACCCATTAACCGGAGACCCGCTCCCTACTGAGTCGGTTGCTGTGGTAACAGTTAATACACAGGTGTTTATGGTAACAGAAAATGTTCTTCCTGATTCAAACACTACGCTAGTGGTGACATCAGCGAGTGAAGCGTACCTATGTGATGTGATTGTGGCAGAAAGTGTGCCCGTGGCGGAACATTGCACAGGCACGTAGAACCCCCCAAACACCAAGTAACCTACAACAAAAGAAGTAGGGGGGACTTCTGGCCCAAGAGAGCCAGAAAGGGTGAGGGACATTGAGACTACATAGTCTGTGCTCGTAGGGGCTGTACCTGTTAGCGAAAGCTGCAGTGTCGTGGGCGGTGATAGAGGGGGTAGGGTGAGGGGGGTACTCAAGGTGCGGGTAAAGCTCATATTAGGTGGTCACCTTTCCTTTGCCGACAAATATCCATCGCTTGTTGTCTCTATCAGGGCACGATACCGCACCTTGTGTGAAGTCAAGTTGCTGATACAACCTGTCAATGTCTTGCGACACTGGGCGAATGACTAAGTCAGGTTGTGACGGGTTCAGGTCCCGCACGATCTCATACACTCTGTCTTTGGCCGCAAAGAGTACCCGGTTGTCCATAATGACCACGCACCCCTGGTTCGCGACACCTAGCCCACTGTAGTCTGCTGCCACCATCAAGGGGGCAATGCGCCTATCCTCAGTGTCGGTGAGGTCGCCCCGCACACTCCACACTCCAAACTGTTGAAACACCACCACCCACTCATAAAACGACACAATGGCCGTGATACTTGTGCCCCCGCTATCTGGAAACTTGAGCGCATTACTTGCTGCCCAGTTCTCCGGCTTGGGGTAGAGCCCAGCGGTGTCAAGCCCGATGTCACTCCAGTATAACACATTGCTACTGGGCACCACACCGACCAACCGGCCTTGGTGTGCGGTGAGCAACTTGAACTTCCCAGGGGGCACCGCGTTAATGCCCAGCGTGGGAATAGGTGTGCCAGCAGTGACAAGAGCGTCGGTCAAGTTGTCCACAATGGTTGACGCCAGTAACACGGGGGTGGTGTTAATACGGAAGTATGCACTTCCCCCCACCGCTGTTCCATACAGATTCCAGTGCGTCACTTGTGGGTCTGTGCCCGGTACGGTGGGTGCACTGAACGTCCCATCTTCAGCAGCATATATCACGCTGCGTACCGACGTGGGCTCACTCTCGACACTCCCCGTTGCACTACTACTGACCAGCGTGGCCTTGTACAACCGCGTGCCCGTGATACTACCAGCGGCGAGCGAGGGTGCACCGAGTGTGGTAGGCGCCACTACACCCATGCGGAAAAGAGCCGTGCCATTGTACTTTACATTCTCATCCGTGCCGTTCACGATGTACAGCATCCCGTTGATATGGACAAACTGACATACTGCCCCAGTGCGGGTGGTGGTAAACCCGCTCGCTGGGTACGAGGTGCTCAAGTCTACCGGATCACCACCGGTAATGGGGAGCTTCTGCACCTTATCCCCACACACGACAATAAGCTCATCCTCAGTGGATGTCTTGAAGATGTTGATCCCATACACTGTGCGCCCGTTGGATGATCCACACTGGACTGCGTTAAGTTGCGTCAGTCCTGGTCTGGTGCGCACCATACCCGAGTCCACTACCATGTTATGGGCAATGCTCAGGTATTGTGGGGCAAGTGCAGGTGGAGCATTGCGGTTCTGGTAAATACCATAGAACCCTTCACTGAGTTCCCCATACTTTGTTCGTTCAGGCACACTATTCTCCAATTGTTAAATGATTTAACTTTTACCAGTCATCCCACGAGTCAAAGGCGCTCTCCACCAACACTGGGCCTTCGCTCTCGCGAGGGCGATTGAGGCCCATGAGGCGCTTCTCCTCATCAACATACTCTTGTCGTGCGGTGATGTAGTCATCATGTTTGATAGCCCGAAGGGCGCGGTAGTGGGCATACAGGACTGCAAGGTCCAGCATCCACTCTGCCACACGAGACGGCTCATCCACCAGTGTGATCTCATCTGGCATAGACACGTATTGCAGGCGCACGTTGAATGATGCTCCAAACACAGGAGCAACGATGAGAGTACGAGTGCCCAAGGTGTAATACAGGTATGTGCCTGTGTCAGAATTCTGGGCGAGGCGGGAGGCCGTGAGCCATTCTGATGTGGTGGGGCGGGATTGGATGAGCTGCAACCCGTTGTCGAGGTCAGTTTGTGACGTTGGGCGAAGGCTCACAATCTCCAGACAATCAGGAGGCAACGTGAGTGTTGATCCCCCAGCGGTGGGAAGGAGTGAGGTGGTCGGTGTGTACGTTTCCCCACGAATGGTTGACGCACTGTCAGTGCTCAATATGATCCGGTCAAACCAGTGTTGCCGCTGGGCACGTGTGGCATTGACCAACCTGACGATACCCTTGTTGATCCACCGCAAGAGTTTTGTATCACTCCAGTTTTGGGCCACAGGCTCATCAAGATCGTCCCGCACCTCTTCTACAAGGTCTGCTCCTGTTCGCATTTACACCTCACACACCAGGAAGACATCTACAGCCCCAGTGGTCTGGGTAGCCCGTACTTGCAAACTCACACCGGTGGGACCGGGAATGGGCACTGTGGGCACCCCATTCGTCACCGTGGCAAGCACCATATGACGTGCACGATTGGGCACGGGTGAGCCCAGGATGTCCACTGAGAAGGCTGTGCCATACCCAAAGGCCCGCACGTTGCGCACCCCATTAGGGAGATAAATGAGATCGGAGTCATCACCCGTGGTCAAGTTGTTAATACGAAATGTGCGGATAGGTGAAGCAATACCGTCTTCGTTATTCACTATTCGTGTTGCCATTATCTCCTCATTCCTACTTCTACCGTCACGGTTTGGGCACCACCGAGGGCACTGAGGGTGATACGCATGAGCCGACAAATACCCACACCCACTGCACTGAGAGCACTGCTTGTGGATGCATCCGTTACGGTTGCTGCCGTAAACCAGTTGGTGGCATCCTGACTCACTTCCACCAATGCTGTATACGTTTGTGCAGCAGAGCGTCTGCTCACGGCTGAGCCCAGGGTGTACGGGGGGAGTGGAATCACTTGTGTCACATCAGCAGCAGCGGTGAAGGTTGCGACAATGTTTGCGCCATTTTGGTCTACGCTTTGGTCTGTAATAGTTGCTGCCATAAGATTATCTGGTTGACCTCATTCCGAAGTTACACGTAATCGTTTGCACACCCCCTTGGGTGGTGAGCTTCCACCGGAAGAACCGCCACGGGGCCAACGCACCCACCACTGAACTTGTGGTAGGGGCCGCTTGAGTGATATTATGCACGGCGGTAATTGCGGACATATCAGCCAACGGCGATCCTTCAAGGCGCAAGTTGTAGTTTGACGCACCTGAACGCACCGTGTTAATTGCGTACAGTGGGATAAGGTGCATAGACGGGAGCACAAACACCGGTGACTCATCATTGAGTGTGTTCATTGTGAAGGACCAGTCTAGCGAGTCACGGTTGTAGTCATACAATGTAAGGATATAGGACATATTACCTTCCTCCCCACCCTGTGTTAAGCTCAATGTACGACGCTCCACCTTGTGCTGTGTACCTGAATCGTATGAACTTGGCAGGGTGTTGAATCACTGTGCCCACGGATGTTGCGGCATTGGTGTGAGTGAGCACTGTGTACCAGTTTGTGAGATCACTTGAGCCCTCAACCAGTACGGTGTAGGTTACTGCGTTCTCCCTTTGGGAGAATGAGCGCATAAGGTATGCCCCTGTAATTTGATAGACATTCGATACATCGTTCAGTGCGCCCATGCGAATGGTCACGTGCCCCCCTTCGGGGCCGTCACTATAATCCAACTCCGTCACTGCCATGCGGCACCTCTTTCGTCGGCACGCCCTGTGCCTCCCTGGGGATAAACTCAACTTCCCCCAATTCCCTTTTGATTGGCATGTAATACTCACTGGTCATGTTGTACCAGCGGTCACTTTGTGCTTGTGCTTTCGCACGTTGCGCCTTGTCCTCTTGTTCTTGTACATACTCGGTAAAATACCGAGCCCCACCCCACCGCTCAAGATTGAAGTACTGCAGATTGCTCAGCAACACACTCTCAATGGGGGTGTGTGGAGGAAGTGCATCAATGGTGATGTACCCGTCGCGTGCTTGCACCCACTCATCCTTGAGCATCCCATTAGGCCAATATGGGGTAATGGTTGGCTCATACTTGCCCGCACTGTACTTGCGCTCAATGAGCCATCGTGCCTGAAAGGGTGACCATCGTATACGAATGCGCCCTTGGTCAAAGCGGTAGAGGCGTTGTAGGAAGTGTTTAGAGAAGGAAGCCGGGTCCTGGCTGGTACGTGCCCAACATTCTTTCCATTTTGCCATAATTACACCTTTACCGCGCCAGCAATATGCGCGGTTTCTGAAAAGCCGATTGCGTTATCTGCTGAGCCCTTCTTTGCTAGTGGTCGCGGTTCATTGGGACCGGGGGGTGGGAGTTTGTCCATCTTGAACACTGCGTGTTGCCCCGGCTCTGGGAGCGGATCTATGTCAGTTGCTACGAGGTCAATGGGGTAATCTTTCACAGGATCACCCGTCAACCCGTCTGTTGCCATTGGGATACCAAACTCCAGTGAGCCCTTTGGAACGATCCACTCCTTCACGTCTGGAGTGCCAATGTGCAAGTACTGGCCCTTCTTTACCGCATGTCGGGCAACTCCCTCCTCGAACACGGCAAACTTGTGCCCCTCAATGGTGTAGACTCGTGAGTCCCATTGAAACTCAAATGCCTTCGGTGAGCGGTTGTACACCATGACCATACCGGGTGTGTCACTTACTTGTGACTCATTCGCCATATCGGCAAAGACCAACTGCCGCAATTGCGCAAGTTCCTCTTTGGTGAGCTTGTTTACCAGTGTAGCAATATCTGACATAGGAATCCTTTACTTTGTTAAATGATTTAACTTACTATCAAGCCAGCGCTCGTAGAACGGAAGCACCTTGTGTAGGGTCACGGTGGAGAGTATCGCAATAAGCCCACTCACCCCCAACACGATGTCACTGTCTGGTTGTATCTCAAGATACCGCACAACGAGTGGGGATGTGAGGATGCCCGTGGTTGCAGACACCCCGAACTTCAACGCATATTGGGGCATAGAGGTGGTATCAGTGGGGAGCAGCCCAATTGAGATCACTGCTCCCAGTGCGCTTCCCACGATACACAGTGCCCGCAAGTGGGCACTGTCCATAATGACCGGGGTCCCTTCCGCTGCAAGGCTTGCGCCGCCTACGAGCAACATGACGCACGCAATAATTGCAATTGCCATGGGCTTAGTGGGAGGCGGTCTTGACGTACAACTGACAGGTTACACCCTTCACGTTAGCCGCAGTACCGGCCATGGTGAGGGTCACCCGATACGTGTGCCCCGGTAACAGGATGGCACTCTTGTTGCTATCCACTGTGGAGTCACTAAACACCGTGTCAGCAGTATCACACACGGCGCCAGTAAGGATGGTGTCGCTCGTGGTCACGTTGTACAGGACCGGGGTGAACTTGTCCGTGGTGTCCACTGCATCCGCACTGTACTGGAGTTCGATAATCTGGTACCGTCGCAGAGGTTTGAAGTAGAAAATACGAGTTGCAGCACCAGTGTCAATGGTCACATTGAGAATGGGCCATACAAGGTGGTCGGCATTATATACGCCACTATCAGCGAGCATAAGTTATCCTTTCTTATCGTGCGTAGGAGAAGGCGACATCGAATGATGCACCCACAACGTTTGTACCTGTCCCACTCTCATCTACCGTAATGCGGATGGTGGACCCAGCGGGGATGGTGTTGTTCAGGGGTGAAGTGGAATCGGCAGTTTCCGTACTAGCAACAGCGTCAGCCGTAGCATTGGCCGCTGTGGTTGAGATCACCGTGAATCCGGCATCAGATGACCCTTTGCAGGCCACCTCAACAGCAAACTTGTCTGTGGCGTCCGTACCGTCCGCCGCAATATCCGTGTACTCCCAGGTGAGAGGCACACGGGTGTAGTAATAGAACAGCCGGTCAGCATCGGGGAGTGCTTGAATCGCACCGTGGATGTGCCGGAAGGGGTTATTTCGACTTTCGCGTGAAGGCATAGTCTCCTTTGAAGAGCACGGTGAGTATCACCGTGCCCATGGTCAGATTACGCAACGTGACGACGGATTGCGCTTACTTGGGTCATGCCCGTGAGCTGCCCGTGTGCGTTGCATTTGTCGGTGGCAAGGTTTTCTGCGCTACGCCAGATGGACTCAAATGCGTCTTGGTCGGTTGAGGTCCAACGGAGAATGCCGTGCACATCCTCTGCCCATTCACCCGCGATAAGGACATAACGGTCAAGGCGGTTGCGGTTGATAGCCTTCAGCGAGCCAAGGCGGGCATCCTTATCAACGTGCATCGGCATACCGTTGTAGCTCACCGTCATTCCTTGCGGCTCAAGTCCAAGGTCAAACTGGCCTGGACCCTTAGAGGCTTGGACAAACTGGCGCGTGGTGTCGATCGCACTGAGGTACGCCCGGCGCACGCTGTGATGACACAGGAAGTCAGTGATCGGTTCGCCGCTCACCTGGTTAATGGTGTCCGTGAGCTGTTGGAGTGCAGACAGCGAGAAGGCTGACGCACTAATCACCGTGGCCCCCCACAGTGGGTAGGTGGACCGTGAGACACCTTGGAACGTCGCAACGAGTGTACCATCATCGATGATACCATCGAGCCCCATGGGCTCGTTGTTATACGAGGTGTCACGGGTGAGGTTTCCAGTGGTCACGCCCAGGTTGGCCGCACGCACGATGTAGGCATTATCAGGTGCGTCCGCTGCGCTCACTGCCGAGGACAGAGTAATGGTTGCTCCACTATCTGTTTCCGTGGTGATACTGGACACCTGGCGTACTGCGTAGATGGTTGTGCCGTTGGTGATGGCAATAATCATACCGGGCTGAATATAGCGTGAGCCGTATCCATCTGCCGCAATACCACCAGGGGCGTCAAGGGTGAGGGCCGTAGTGCCACTACCTGCACCATCCACCAGGGCCAGAATACCCGTTCCAGTCCCGTTGACCATCCGGTTACGTTCGTCGGTCAGGTTGGCAACTAGTCGCGTCATGGCAAACTGGTTGGCACGCGCCCATGCGCCACGACTGGTGCGGGACACCTCCATAGCCTCTTTGGAGAACAGGATACGACCACGAATCCACTTGACAGGAATGGACACCTGCACCGAGGTCTCATTTTGGGTATCAGGGAACACACCCAGCGCACCGTGAGCCATGAACGATTGTCCACGTTCCAGGACAATAGGGTGCTTCACTGCGCTTCCCTGCCACTCATCACTATTGCCTTCACCAAACAGCTTGAGGGCAACCACGTTGTCGTTGACCTGAGCAGTCATCTCAGGGGCGTACACTTCTTTCAACATCGCCGCATGGGCGATGCTATCATATATACTACTCAAACACTATCTCCTTGTGCTTATTGGGGGAAAACGAGATCGTAATAATCCTTCGCTATTTCAAAGAACTTTTTGTGAGGTACTACCTTATTGTACTTCTCTTTGTTAACCTCGAATGCCTCCTTTACTGCCGTGTTATGTCCATCTCTTCCGCTCAGAAACGGCAACGTATTCTTCTTCTGCTTCGGCACATTGAGTGCCTCAAACATGCCTTCCTTCTCCATATCCTTCAATAACGATTTGACCACCCCCTTGTCTCCGTCTAGGAACTGTTGGAGTGCATCCGCATTGCTGGCAAGCTGGGCATTGACCATTTTGAGCACGGTGTTGAGGAACTTCTGCCCCTGAGCACTTTCCACTTCCGCACCGAGTGAGCCGGTCACGTACCTGGTGACCTCACGGCGTGATGCCTCTTGGGTGGAGTGCACATCCGACTTGTGTAACTTCGTCGTGCGCTCTTCCACTTTGTTCGTACGTGTCTCAAGTTCTCCCAGCTTGTCCAGGTCCTTCAAGTTGGGAAAGAGACGAAGAAGGATCTCTTTGGCCTTTTCATCGTCTTCGCTTCCACTACTATGTGTGGTCGTAGGAGCCGCTGCTTTGGGGGGCGTTGGTGTGCCGCTTTGTGGTGAGGACTTGGCAAGGCGCACATAATCTTCAAGCACCTTGTCGAGATCATCGGGCTCAAGCCCAAGTGCCTCAAACCGTGCAAGCCGGTCCTCTCCGCCACTAGTACCCTGTCCCCCTTCCTGGGGGGCTTCATATTTGTTAAATGATTTAACTTTTCCTGGTATGAACATTATTGTGTAGCTCCTTGAGATTGTGCGGTCAATTGTGCCGCCTGTTTCTGAACAATAAAAGCAAGGTGTTCCTGGGCGTGCATCCAGAACACTTGCTGTCGCTCCGGTGGTTGATCCTCAAATGCCTCCTCTTTCATCTCTTGGGTGTGGAACTGGAAGTGCAACTCATGGCTGTCCCATGGTTTGGTTGTCGGGTCGATCTTGTCATTGTAGAACCGATCATGCTCACGGGCAATTTGCATCAAGTCTGCGCTCACTTGGGGGTTCAAATCGTCCATACCATATTGGGTGTAGATACGGTGGCGCATAATGGGGTCTTGCACGTCGAGCAACCCACCTTGAATGAAGAGGTCAAGTTGTGCCTGTTTCTCCAGTGGCGTCTTGGGTAGGGTGCCACCGACTTCTGTCCATATGTCCACTCCACCCTTGAGATCAACATCCTTGATCTTTTTCACGGTCCACCCTGCACTTTTCCCAAAGACACGCATGAAACGACCAGTGGGTTGTGAGGTGCGGAATATCTCAAGCATGACCGTCTGGATTTCACCACTTGCTACGGCAATGTTGGTGAGCACTTGCGATTGCCGTGCTTGTGCCGCTGCTTCCAGCTTCTCGATACCAAACCCAGTCTTGACACTTAAGGGGCGCTCACCTCGTGTCAACTCTGGGATGCCTGCGAGTGAGTACATCTCCCGATCAATGCGCTCCAACCACAACACGATGGACTGTGGGACCTCACGCCCCTCATCGCGTCGTGGGAAATGCTGGTTCGTGCGCTCAGGGTCAAAGAACAGGACCTGTCCCACGTTGCCCGAAGGATCACTCTCGGTACCACGAGGGAGAATCCACACGGGGTTGGCAGTGCGCCCCAGGCACAGCTCACCGAGCCCTTCCACTCGATTGCGCATTCTCTGCTTTTCGATGAGATCGAACATTGGAGAACGACCATAACATGAGCCCGGCGTGCGCTCGTACATCATATGCACAATGGGCAGGTACACCTTGCCCTCTTTGCTCACCCACTTGTATGGCTCTAGTGCGACAATCCGGTCTTGCCCAATCATGGTGGCCCAAAACCCATTTGGAAACTTGCGACACGGCTTGCACCATGCCTCAACCACGTCAACTTGGTCCACCGGGGCTTCCTCACCAGTGGGTGCCGCATTGTGCAGGCCCGTGCGAAACCGTGCGTTCAGCTCCGTGCGCCGTAGTTGCGACAACTCATCGGTGATGTTGTAGGTGTCTCGCACCCATTGGGTAGCTTTACTGTGGATACGCACCACAAGAGGGCTCATATCAAATGATGGAAGGCTGTAGTCAAAGAACAGCTCAAAAGGATTGACCACTTCCATCGTCATACACCCTTGTGCTTTGAGTTCCTCCACTGGATCACCCTCTGGAGTCTGCTCTTCCATCATGGGAGCGGACACCCCACGTTGTGCACACTCCGGGCACTCTGCATCATCTTCGTCGAAAGAAGAGTCTACCTGCTCTGTGTACGTACACGTGCCCCCAAACTTGCTATTCACACAGTACAAGGTCTTTTGTGGGAGGAACTTCCCTGCTTCGTCATCAAACCCACTGAGGAAGAACACGTTGCCTGTGTACACCAACCAGGGCGTGGCTTCTGCACGTCGCTTCTGCCAATTGGTCTCATTCTCGATTGCCTTAATAACGCTGTTAGCAGCAACGGCAGAGCGTAAGTCATCAGCGTTGTTCGTCTGTGGTGCATAGGTGGTCCTTGGGTCATAGTTGAGAAGGGCAGAAATGAGAGTGGAGCCGCTCTCAGCATACTTGTTTGTTACCGGGCGTGGGAGTCGTTTGCGAATGTTGGTCTGTGTGAAGGTGCGACGCAACTCGTTGTATGACACCCACTGATGCCCACGTTGAAACAAGATGGAAGTGAACCACTCGCGTTCATACATCATGCGCCCACGGCTCACCCGACTGACGAACTCGTTAATGTAGTGAGCTATTTCTTGCTTGTTTTTGGATACCTTGCGGTGGGACTTCTTCATAGTATTCAATACCACTGAGTTGGAGTTCATCCAACGTGAACCCCTCCTCATGTCCTAATGGGAGTTCTTCATACAGATTGATCCAATCTGTGAGTGAGATATTAGTGTCCTTCATAGAATGCGTCCAAGTCGTCTTCTTCGTTGTACCGATGGCGGTCAAGAAGTCTCTCCACTTCCCGCACCTCGCGTTTTGTGTAATCGGGAAGATGCACCAATATGTTGTGGTCAATCAATTTGAGCACTTCTGTCTTATGGGCAGTAAGTTGCTCCTCAGTGGGGGGCACGATCATATCCCCTAGATACGCAAAGGAGTCAATCCCGTCATCCCCGTGCTGCATGTCATCATACCAATTGCGAAACATGAGCTGACATCGTGGCTGTATGTCCGCAAGGAAGTATGTATACCCCAACGTGGCACGGGAAGAACGAATGCGTGCTGACTTTTTGCGCCCTTTGGGCCGTAACTCAACCAGAGGAAGCGCTATTTTGCGCTTGGTTTCTTCTCTGCGGATGATGCTCAGCAAATGGGGTGTCTTCTCAATCCCCATTGAGCGTGGTAAGTATGTTTCATTCAACGTGAACAAATGGGCCACAAACTGCTCATCATCAAAGTGGCGCTCATTGAGTTCCAGAATGAAACGCTCATCTTTGGTGTTCACTGCTGCAACTGACCACCCGCATTTGTCTGTTCGGGAGGTAGCATTTTGCTCCGAAGAACCGCCTGAGGGGTCAATAGCGATATACACAAAGGTGTCGAGGAGGTGTATTCTCCCCCCTTCGTAGTTGATATACCTGTTGTAGTTCATCAGTCTGCCCGTGTAAGGTGGAATGATTTTAGCACCACATCTCTCAATGGGTAGCTGTAGTTGTGATCCCGTGCATGAGGTTGGAGAAGGTACTGGGTGTGCCACGTGTATGGCCCTCCCACCTTGATAATCTCCTCGCGCTTCTTGAAAATGGCTTCAAGAGGGAACCGTGAAGGGAATGTAGGCACACCATGTCCATCGACAATAGGCACTTTGTACGTCGGCCACAGGGTGCTATACGCACGATTGGGGCCGCTTGCATGGTAAATGGTACCAACCATCACAAGCTGCCCATTCGCCTTGAGCACGGGCATAAATGCGACCAACCGTTGATTCAATTGGAGCACTAAATCATCGGTGTTGGTATTCGCTTCATTCTCTAAATCATCAATCAGTGCTTTATCAAAGTGGGCACCTGTAGGGAGGGGAAAGAACCCAAAGGAGGTAACCGTTGCCACCCGTGTGCCGCCTGCATACTTCGCTCTCTTCACATTAAATGCGGTTGTGGTCCACAGGTCAGACTCCAATAAGGGCTCTTTGAAGCACACATCGGGGTACAAATACTTGAGGGGCGTGCAGTGTTCAAACGTGTCTTTCACCATGATGGTACGTTTCTCTGCTCGCTCCAACTTGTCACTCCCCATGCCTACTTCCACGTTGGGATTATTGAGCACCCACTGGACCACCCTGCCCACGGCCACGCTGGTCTTGAAGGTGTCACGAGACATTAAGATCAACGTGCGTGTTTCTTCCTTCTCAAGTGCTTGACAAAGTCCATAGTGGATGCTCGTTTGGGTCTCCAAGTCTCTCATGCCCAAAATGAACTTGCAGAGGAAATAGAGATCGGTGCGCCCGAGCCATCGAAGGGCACCGTACAATTCCTTCTTGTCCGTAATCGAGTTGAGCCAGCCATATGCGCGGGGGTAGATAGGCCCCACCCAAGAGTTATCGTGCATACTCCGCTCTTTCGTAGAGCGCACGCTCCACCGCGCGCCGCCGCACTAAGCCCTTCAACACCTTCCCGTCACTGTGAACCCACACATCAAACTGTGCTGACGCACGTGGGTCACTCTTGTTCAAGAGCCGCAACATCGTACTGTTCCCAAATGCTTTCACACCAATGTTGAACACGAGAGACACGAGTGCATCAAATTCATGCTGCTGAGGTGGGATATGAAGCAACCTGTCCACTGCACTCTCCGCCACCGCCACATCTTCGACAAACAGTTTGTGCCCTTCTTCTTGGGTCAAGCCGCGTAAGCGGTAGTACGTCAACGTGGACCGAGGAATCACGTGGCCCCACCCTACTGTCCATTCACCCCCAGGACACAAGTATGGATAAGGAGCCCAACTCTCAAACGATTTAATCAGGGCAATGCCCTTGTCACTTAATTTCATTGTGCCTCTATATGGGGTAAGGGGTTTTGCTCAGTTCGTAGGCGCTGTGCCCACGCTTGTTCACGCACCGTGGCAAGTGTGATCTTGTCCAGTTCTTCGAGTTGCGCTTCCCACGGTGCGATAGGTTTTTCAACCTCAGGGGTCTTCTTGAACACTACATCGTTAATAAGAGAGATACCCTTGGTGCGCGTGCTCTCAATGGGGCTTTCCAACATCGCAAAGATGATTGCTGGGAGGTCAGTTGCTGAGGCCATATGGATGAGACGGTCACGAAGCTTTGTGAGCACTTCTTCTCGTTTCTCATCCTGCTCTTCAGGGGAACTGATAATCTCCTTGACCTTAATATCACGAAGGATCTTCTTGCTCTTCTCTAGCGCAATCTGCTCCTGCTCAAGGAGCTGTTTTCGCTGCCCATGGGAGGGCGCACCTTGTTTGGGCTGTCCCTCGCTGTTAAACCCTGGCCCAACGTGTACCCGTGCCGCATTGAGGTCTTTCACTCGGTACAACTTGTGCTTCCCATGGGTAGCACCTTCTTCTTCGTAATGTTCAATCTTCTTTTGCCCAATGAGTCGGTACAGTGTGGTGCGAGAGACACCTAGGTACATGGCCGCTGCCTTGGCAGTGAGAAGGGTATCACCGTGGATCACTGGGCTATAACTCGTGTCCATTGCCCTCTTTGGGTTTGCCATAGTGTCTTCTTTCTCTGGTGGAGTGGGACCACCCGGCTACACATCGGGCGGTCACCATGTACAGACCATTCTGTATCACAGCGATAGAGGCCAGCTCTACCCCACTTTGTTAAATGATTTAACTGGAGAGGGGCAAAGTGCCCCAGGGTGGTCAGCCAGGATGCCCTAAATTCTTATTCAAAGGGGTGTAGAAGCCACGATCTACCGTGAGGGAGGGGCAAGGTACGCATTGGAAGACGATCGGGGCGTATAGGGCACAAGGTGCGGTTGTCGTTTCTCCCGGTAAGCTGCCAATCTGTCCACTCGCGCTTGCGCATTCTCTCGCACTGTGCGAGTCACCCATGCCCATGTCTTCTTGGCCTCATCATCGTGGGCCTTTTGTGCCTTGGTGCTACGTGCGCCGTGTGGCCGTGGGTTCTTCAACTCAGGGTTGAGCATGGGACCTATGCGTTTGAGCACTTTCACATACTCAGGAAAGAGCAGTTTTACTGTTGCCTCTGAGAGGTGAAGCCTATTGAAGTGGCTCTGTATTTCGTGCATGGCCGCTGTGAGTTCCTCTGCATGGTGTTCTTGTAGTTCCACCTCAAACCGTGGGTTGGTGACGTACAGTGGGGCTGAAAATACTGATTCTTCTTTGTCTATTGCGTCTTGCATTGGTGTAGCTCCTTTTGGTTGGTTCGCATTGGACAACTTGAAAATTAGGTTGATCAAGTTGGCTCACTCAGGAAGTGACTCCCTATGAACTGGCCCATAAAAGGACAGTTCATTTGGTGCACTCAACTTGATCACTCACTATGTACAAGTGACTCACTTACCCTTCACAAATGAATGTTACAACAAAAATGGGACACTTGTCAAGTGAAAACACTAAGTACTTGATATAAAGAAACAATTAAGAACACTATAAACACTGTTACACAATATAGAACAAGAATTATGTACAATATCAAGTACTTATAGACAATTTAACAATTACGGACACTTAGGTTGTTAAATCATTTAACAAATGAGTATTGGACATAGTGAGAGTGAGCACTTTCAAATGAGTTATCAACAAATGAAATATAACACACACGAAGTACGGCGCACCTACTTTCACACCGTGGTGTGGCGCTCGAAAAGTGGTCACGGTGTCACACTTCTTTTCTCGCGTATGACTTACTTATTATTAAAGAAAAGAAAGAAAAGAAGTTGAGCCGATATAGGATGAACACTCACACCGTGTCCAATGCACTACTACCACCACCATGTAGGAGAGGTATCGCCAAAGTGGTCATGGCGCAATATGTCCACAGTGCTCACCATGGTGCATACCTCAAAGTGCCCATACCCCCACACCATGGTGCACCCTTGTACAACGTGTGCTCTCACAGTGCCCGTCACACCATGGTCCCACACTTTGCTCACTCACCATGTTCAATGGGTGCGCCGGGGTGGGTGGGCACCATGCTAGTGATCACCATGGGAGTGAACACTTTGGGGGCACAGTGCGCCCTGTCCCATGCAGGGTGAGATGAGCCATGGTGCGATAACCACCCTGCGCCCTCATACTTCACGGTGGGTATCTCAAGGTGCGTATGAAGGGTGCGATGAAGTGGGGTGGACACACTTTGAAATATTTGTGCCAGTGTGTCGTGGTGTGTTATACCGCACCCCCACCCCACCATGGCCCAGGGTCCCTGGCCCACCCCCTCTCACAGTGAGTGACACACCATGGGCCATCACTCACTGGGAGTCACTCATCATGCCCATGTCCACGGTGCGCCACTTCGGCCCTCACAGTGCCCATGTTCACGGTGACCATGTTCACGGTGCCCATGTTCACGGTGCGCCATCCCACCATGCGCCACGTATCTACAATGTGTATACGATGATCACGGTGTATGATGTGAGGTGAGGTGTTGGTGTGGTGTCCATAGTGGCTTCACATCGCACTATGGACAATGACGCACTATGACCAATGACACACTATGCCCATGCACTATGGCTACGCACGGTGTCCAATGACACACCTGGACCATGCACGGTGA